GAATCCTTAAGTTGTTGACAATGATCGGTATTCCCCCTCTCTCCTCGTATCGTTTTTTTCTTTCTTCGGTAACAGCTCTAGTTTTACATCTGCAAAAAATCTCTCTTTGTGGTCGATGATTATCCCACCATGGATCGTCTTTTGGTAAAATTAGGCCGTTCCACTCTTCATGAGTTGGCCGATGATGTTTACTTGATCCAAGACAGTACATTAAATAAGGATGGGAATCGCTTTCCATTGCATCTTGATATAGTTGTTCATTATATGCTTGGCGCATATTTGTGTCATATATAGTTTTCAGCCTGCGGTCACTACCAAGTTGGGCATTGACTGTTTCTCCGGTCTTTGGATCAACCATGTCTTTACGGCCCCACCATCCTTTTTGTTGTAAAATTGGTTTGATGTTTTTTTTAAATGTTTCAAATGACTGACCGTTTTCAACCGCTTTTGTAACCGCAGTATGAAAATCAGAAAGTACGTCTAACTGCATGGCTTTGGCAACTGTAAAACATGTGGAGTGTTCCTCATTCCAAACATCCTTATAAGAAAAACTTGTTTGTAATTCTTTGTTTTTAATGAAATCTAAGGCAATTTTGGGAATAATATCACTCATGGACTATCAAAGTCGGCCCCTCCTCGTGCCCGTGCCTTAAAAGCCGCCAATGCAATATATTTAGCGATTTTATCAGGTGACCAATTGACAGCTAATTTTTCAAGTTCTTTCTGAAAACTTTTAAAATCTGTAGCGGAATCAAGCGCTTTACAGATCACTGAAACTATTTCATCAGAAATAGCCGTATATTCGCGTTCTGTTTCTTTAATAACTATATCAAAATTATCTGACATTGCGCCTCAAAAATTTATCAATGAGATTTTGCAAATCATCAATGTTGTCAGTGCCCATTCCCAAAAACGGCCGCGCAGGCAGTTTCCGGGTTCCCTCTTGATGAAACCCGGCATATTCCATCGGAGACCCTACTAATACGCTTTCTTCGCCATTGACATTGAAACTAATTGTATTTTTTAGATGTCCTTCCCTCTCAAGGATTCCACCGTCAAAATATTTGTTTTTATATTTAACGGTAGCATCTACAAGCTTTTTCCATGGATTGCCATCCGGATCGGTTTCAAAATCAAATCTGTCTAATGTTTGTTCCCTAACCTCAACGCCAATATCGTGTAATAAACTCTCTTTTTGCTCACCGGATAAACAAAAAGAATTTAATTTATCTGCCAGTTTTTTTATTTCGCTTAAATTAATATTTACAACAGCGCCCATTTATCTACCTTTAAAAGTTGGCAGGGGGTGAATAAGTCCCCCTGCCGGAGGTCAATGAACAAATATATTAATGGGTAATTCGGAACCCCATTAATTTCCTTGTTTAATGTCACGACCAGTTTCTTTTACTGTCTTGACTTCGTGCATAAAAACCCTTGGATCATTTTGTAAAATCTTAAGTTGTTCTTCGGTTACCTCAAAGGGTTGGGATTTCTGATAAAGACATAGCCCGGCGCGGCGGTAAGTCTTAAATGATGTGTTATGGCTTATCATCATTAAGTATTTTTTCATATATTCCCCTATAACCAAGGCGATACGATAAGTTCCGCCGTGTGGTAATTGATGTTTGAATCCCCGCCGTCGATTAGCTGCGCTTCAACGATTTTACGGGCAGCGGATTCATTGTCTGCGTTCACTACCAGATGGGTTGGAACAATGCCCAGCGGATCGCCGCCGTCGCGCTTGAACTGACGCATCATAAGACGGGCGGCTTCATAATTCGCCGGAGTCAACTCTTCTTTTGAAGCTACCGCCTGTTGCCATAATCCGTAGCCGAAACTTCCACGGTAACGGATGCCGTAAACATATCTGTCTTTAATAAAAACCGTGTCATTGTGCGGATCGGTAATGTGTTCAAATTCCGGCGTGGTGCGTTCCTGTATGATTAGGGGTTTAAGCGATCCTGAAAGGGATAACAGAAACCAAGGGACTCCCTCCGCATCAATATCGCCATAGATATTTGAAACATCTGACGCGGCCCCGGTTCCGTCCGCTTTGTCAAAAACCTTATGTTCATCAAAAAAGTTTTTGCCGTCATAACAGGCGTTGTTGAATCCGTCCTTTAGAAGTGCGGCAAGGTTCCGGTTTAAAAACGCTAAAAATTCATCGGCCATTGTCTTCGCCATTGGGGTGTATACTCCAAGGTTGTCGTCTTCAATGTCCGTGCGTTCAACTTCCAACGTCGCCTCATACTTTTTGTTTTCGAGAACATAGGAACTGTTTTTTATGTTTTCAAATACCCTGTCGCCTACCCATTCCCGCAACTGCGGAAATTTCCCCAGCCAGCCGTAAGTGTTGCTTTTTGTGTTTGACTTGATTGTCGTAGCGGCGATCTTGTGAAAACTGTTAGGTGACATCGCCAGTATATGCTGCGCGAATTCGGCTTTAAACGCGGTCAGCATACCGTTAAGAGCGCTTGTGGTAATGATCATTTTTTCATCTCCCTGTTTAATTTTATTTTTTGCCCTTTTTTCCAGAGCTTATATACTTGAGTAAAACACATTAAATAATCGCGGCACATTTCGCGCATAGGCACATTTTCAACCATATTGCGATAATAAATTTCTTCTGCGATTACGTCTAAAAACGCGGTTCTTTCAAAAGGAATATAAACTTGAAAACCGCCGTACAGGGACATGAATTTACTTATTATTATTTCAGTTGCGCGGTTTCCTACCGACTCCCGAAGTATTTCATATATTTCACGTAACGATGTGCCGTCCTTCTTTTTTACCGGGATATAGTACAGCCCGCCGCCAAAATAAAGACATAGTTTTCTAACTCCTTTTACGGCGGTTTTTCTGTCGATAACGCGGCTACAGGCTTCAACTATATCTAAGGCAATATTATGTTCGGCGTTTACATGATTTCCCACAACAGAAATATAAATGGCTTAACTGTAACTAATATACTAATCCGAATTAATGTATTTTTATGGCGGTTAAAACGGGCTTAAAAACGCCCTAAAACGCCGGATGGGGTAAAACATCAAAAAAGAAAATAAAACCTCAGCGGATCAATCCGCTTGGGGTCTACGGGGGTTTTAAACGAAGTCCGTGACGTGTTTTAAAATGCTCTCTAAGGCGTTGCGCAACGGTGCGCAACGGGGTCTGTTTCAATTATCAATATTTAATACCAGTGCCCGTCCGCACGCCTGCGGACGGCCTCTATGGGTTTTTTAGAGCGCGTCACGGGCACGGCAGAATTTGCGTTATAGTGGGCTTTGGCGGGGCTCTGTTTTTTAGGAGTGGTTGAATTACGAAAAAGCCTTGATCCCCGCTTAGGCTGTACAGCTTAACGGCTCTACGGGCATTTAAAACGGAGGCGGCGGTATTGCCGGAGCCCGCTATTGCGTTATATGCAAATACTTTTTAAAATGAATACGTTTTTATCATTTAGGGTACATTCCAAATATGACAAATTGTCATATTTGCATCAAATTCGCCGCCGGTGGCGAATTTGCCCATCGCCATTGAATCTTCAAATCCGCTACCGGTAGCGGATTTACCCCGCCTGTATCATTCGCCCAATTTCTCAAATACGCCAACTTGGCGTATTTGACCCCTTCCCTAAAAAGTACGCACGTGCGCACTTTTTGCCGCTTGATTCCGACCCGTCAAATTCTGCACATGTGCAGAATTTAGCCTGTTATCTTCCAACCTCCAAATACGAAAAATTTTCGTATTTGACCCCTTCCCTAAAAAGTACGCACGTGCGCACTTTTTCCCAAACCAATACTCACAAATTTGGCACATGTGCCAAATTCGCGAGCGCTCGCGAATTTGCACTAAACCTTTACACCCCAAATTTGGCAGACTGCCACACACAAAAATTTTCGCTTTTCCTTCAAAACACCCCTTGACAAAACCGCCGTTTTAGGCCAATACTGTATATACCATACCTAAAGCGGCTCCCGCAACCGTCACAAATGCGGTTTTTTTATGCCTGTTTCACGGCCTTGGGGCCTGTTGAAAGGCACATGGCTATTGAGTAATAGCCGAAACTGTCCGGCAACCGTGAGGCCCGGGCGCACTTTAGGGCGTGGTAACAGTTTCGGCTTTTTTATTTGCCGAAATACCAAACCTAAGGAGGTATCACATGATACCAAACAAAACACGGGAGCGGCAATTAATCCCGCTCACCTTTCAAGACCGCGCCGTCAGAACAATTTTGATCGGCGGCGTTCTATGGTTTGTCGCTAAGGACGTATGCGACATTTTAGGGCTAGTGAATGCCCGTGATACGATACGGAATTTTCCTGAAAATGAACGGAATACCGTAGCTATTAACGACGGTATTCACGACGGCCCGGGCAATCCCAACGTAAACATCGTCAACGAACCCGGCTTATACCGCCTGATTTTTCAGTCGCGCAAGCCGGAGGCGGAGCAATTCAAAACGTGGGTATTCAACGAAGTATTGCCGCAAATAAGGCAGACAGGAACTTATACCCCACTTTTGAATGATCCGAATGAGTACTTCCTTCTAATGGCCATTAAACGTTATGTGAAATTAAAACGGTCAAAAGAACAATTCACGATTGAATTGGGAAAATTGCTCATACGGTTGAAAAAAACCAAAACCCACGGCGAATTCCTGCCCTGCCTCTCTGAAATTGGCATTCCCCGCAGCACTGCGGAACGTTGCATGAAACGTTACCGAAAATTCACGGAACGGGAACTTTTTATAAAAGACGATGACCTGAAAAAATCGCTTCATAAGATAAATTGTCCGGGCATCTGTTTTAATCGGACGTTCATAGACCGTCAACTTTCGTTGTTTCATATTAACAACGAACTGCCGCTTAATGCAATATAAAGGAGGTATATAATGAACACGGTTACAAGCACGGAAACAAACAAGAGCGGATACCTTTTAAATGGTTCCACTTTGTTGGATCAAATTTCAATTCATGCCGAAGGGAGGGACAAGGTTATGAACATTGAACATATGGATATTGTGAACATGGTCGCGGATAAACTTGAGACGTTGAACAATCTTATTGAGTTTTATTTCTACGCCCGTGAAAAAACAGGTTTTACTAAAAATGCCATTAATGGTCTTTGCTTGATATTGGATGACTGCGAAAAACAACTTAGGGAGGTTACCAAATGACTTATTCAACCACATATAATGAAGTAATCTGTGGGATACAGAACAAACTCACTGCCATTACCGACCTTTTCATTTTCTGCCAGACCATATCGGAGCACAACATCAGTACGAATTTCAGACACAAAACTTTTGACGGGCTTATAGAAATAATTGATGAGTGCATAGACAAACTGGAGGTTGTAAAAAATGAGACCGACCATATCGTATGAAAAAAGACGGCTCCACAATCCGCCGGTAATCGGGAGGGATAGCATTACAAGCGGATAACCCTTGAGGATTTTTTTTATAAAGGGAGTAGTAATTACTACTCCCTTTTTTATTGTTAATAATTGCCATTATTATAGTAATAGCCTTTCCACACATTACTATGTGAATATGACTGAAAATAAAAAACGCAAAAAAACAAAAACGACTTGATCCGCGCCGTTAATCTGTTTGTTAAATTCGGATAAGGAGGAATAATGGGACAAGTATTTTCTATCAACAAACTACATGAAAATTTACGTAATAAGATTATTGAAATGATTAACAATCCGGCAATGACACAACAAGATATTGTGAACGTAATAAATGCCGAAACAGGGAAACAACTTATCTCAAAATCATCTCTAAACCGCTTTATAAAAAGCATTGAAAAAACCAAGGGGATAAAGAGAGGTATAAAGCCTCTAACCAGTCAAGAATCACTTGAAAAAATTGCAATGCATCTTGAGAGAATTTCTTTTTTTTTGGAAGAGCAATATAAAAAGACAAGTTAAAAATTATAAATCAAGTCTCAAAAATGGTTTTTGACTTTGATTTTTGCCCATGTAAAAACGCTAAATATAATTGCGTATTATGCAATTTAATTACAATCGAGCATCGGTAAATGTCGGTAAATTTTGGAAAAAACCGCTTTATTCTCTACCATTTCTAAATCTATTCTCTGCTTTATTCAGTTTACGCCCGCTTAACCATGG